ACACCATTCAGCCGATTCACAGCCACGCCTGTACGCAGTGACCTTGAAGACTGAGGAGCCAACCCTTTGGGCTTCGCGATTACTCCTTGCCCACTGGTCTTCAAAGAACGTTTTGAACCACCACCTTCGCGAACGTGGCCTTTCGTTTTCAGTCGGGCACCTTCACCACTGGTCTGTCCTTGGTAACCGCCGATTCCGCCTACGCCCTTAGAAGCGAATCGCCCTTTGGCGTCTCTGACGTAGCGGCGTCCAGCCATTGCACTATCCAGCCGTAGGCCTAGCTTCCCTCAGCATACGGAGCACTAGTGACATTCACTAATCGCTCGTCTTAGCGATTCCTGAGGCGCTTGCTCTTGTAGACGTTGCGTGCCTTGGCGTTGACCTTGGCACTTTTTTCTGCCTTCTTGGCCATCGTCTTGAGCGTGCCGGACTTGCCGCCCAGGACAGCAGCATCAGTCACGGTCTTGGCGCGTTGTGAGGCGCGCTTTTCATTGGCAGCAAGGCGTGCTTCTTGCTTGCGCTGGCCGCCAGAGCCGGAAAAGCGCCCGTTGGCGTCGCGTCGGTAGCTGCGGAATGCCATGTCTGACGAGGTTTCCCTAGGTATCCGTAGGGGTTGGGGGGAAGAGGCCGCGAGATCCGCCCGGCGTGCGGCCCTTCTCTCCCCTTGACTATGTCCTTCAATTAGACCATTACCAAGCCACTCTTAAACAATGTTCAGTGAAGAAGAAGTCACCATCTTGCACACCGCACTCGACATCCTCACGAGCGCTTACGCCGGTGGGCTCGACTCAGAGTTTGTGCGGGTACTGATCGACGAGTACCGCCCTGGTAGCAATCTGAACCGGAAGGCGCAGGCGGTAAGGAAGAAGCTGGACGCCTTGCAGCCCGATAAGCCGAAGTGGGAGTGAGCACAAGAAAGCCGCCCTTGAGGCGGCTTTCAAGGGTCGATTAGACCAACAGGGAGATCAGGGTTCCCCCAGGGGCAGCCTTTCGGGCGACCTTGGCTGGCTTCTGCCTGACCTTTGATCCCATACCCCACAACCGTAGCAGGGGATCAGTAGACACGCCAGCCCGTGCCGCCTGTCTTCCACGGCTTCACCTGGTTGAACGCACCCAGAATCAAATACCCCAGGCCATCAGTCCAGTGCTCGATGCCAGCTGTCTTGTCAATCACGTAGTCCTCCGCGCCCTCCTTATAGGTCACGTTCTTCAGTGCCTTGATCGTGTGCTTGCAACGTGGGTGGATGAACAGCCTGATCTGGGTGTCAGCTGTGCGGATCATCCAGTTCGTGCTGTTGATCTTGTCCTTCACTGCCCACGGATGCTTGGGGCTAATGCAGCTGAAGCCATAGCGCCTAATGATGCCGTGATCAGTCTCGCCAGCGGCACTGGTCTTACGTGCTGACCCCGTGGGGTCCGGGTAAGCAACGATCCGCCGATCAGGGAAGCGCTGCTTGAGCATTGCGCACACCTCATCAGTGTTCGACTGCTTCACGGTCACCTCATCCCAGATGTGGATGGTGTCACCCACCCTGGAAGCCAGAACGCCAGCCATCACGCTGACGTTGAAGTCAGTGCCCCAGAGGATGTCGCCGCCAGTGTCGACCACATCGGCGCTGATGTTGTCATCGCTGAAGTCTGGATAGACCCTGCCCGTGAGTGTCTCGAAGCTGGCGAGGTACTCCTGCCTGAAGGTGCGCTCGTCAAGTGTGCGCTTGGCCGCGGCTACCTCATCAGGCGGGACGTTGCCCCCTTCGATCGTGGTGAAGCTGAAGGTCGTCCAGTCGTCCTGCTCTTGGGCTGCCTCCCACAAATCGTGGAACCAGTTGAGACCAGCAGGGGTCGTGATGAACCAAGCAGGGCCGCCTTGGTCAGACAGTGCAGGACGCAGCACCATCTCCCAGGCTTCCTGCTTGACGTAGGCCGCCTCGTCGACGATCAGGCTGCTGAGCGAAACACCACGAAGGGAGTCGGCATTCTCTGCACCCTTCAACGCAATGATGCTGCCGTTACTGAGTTCGACAGAGAGTTCAGCTTCGTTCTTCTTGGCGAACATCTCGACAGGAATCATCGAGCGCAACTGCCGCCATGCGATCTGTTTGGCTGACTTGTAGTTCTGGGTGACGTACCAGTTGAGACTGCCAGGGTTTTCAATCGCCCAAGCCACCAAACGGGCAATACAGAGATAGGTCTTTCCAAAGCGTCGACCTGAGCACAGCAGCTTGAAGCGCTCAGGGCTGTCCCAGACCTGTCGCTGCGGTTCAGTCAGGGAGTCATAGAGCTGATGAGCGAAGGGAGTCCAGTCTTGTTCGTTACTGACAGAGATGGGCTCTTCAAGCAGGAGACCACCAGGGCAGGCGTCAAGGATTGAAGGCATCTAGGGCTTCCCTATCGATGGCAGCTTCAAGCTGACGGCGCTTGTCTTCAACGAGGTGGTGACTGGTGACAAAGGCTGAAGCGCTGAAGCCGTCACGGGTGAGGGTGACCTTGATCAGTTCAGCGTCCAGCACTTCGATTTCCATCAGACATCCATGCCGATGAGTTTGGCCTGCATCCCCAAAGCGTTGACCGCAACCTGCATTTGGCCACGGCGTGCGGCTTGCTGTTCGTAATTACGCAAACGGCTTAAAGCTTCAGCAAGCCATGCGGGCCGTTGCATTTCAGCGTCAGCGAGGAGGAGTTCACGAGCGCGAGCGATGTACTCATCAGCCATGCGCTGAGAGACTCCCCACTCAGTTGCGGCGAACTGCAAGATCTGCTGACGCGACCAAGCTTCAGAGAGGAGCTTGTAGACGGCATCCACTCTGAACTTGGTTTCAGTAGCGGTGCTTCTTCCCACCTTTGCAGTAAATCTTGGCTAAATGCTAGCGGTTCTCATTTAGGGACTGATTGAGACCTGTGTAGAGGCCGTGTTTGGGGTGTTCTTTGAGGTGACGGCCATCGAGGTAGTAGAGGGCGTCGAGGACGGCTTGGCGGTTTGCCATGGCCAAGGTGTCGTTAGCGCCGTAGGAGTTGGGTGTAGTGCGGAGGAGGCGAGCTTGTTCCTCGGGGGTGAGTTTGTTCATCGTGGGTAGCGGCGAAGTTGGGCGATTTTGTCAGGGACGAGGTGGTGGCTGCTGCATGTGGTGCAGATGTCACCGACGCAGACCCGCACGCAATCGTCAGGAAGGTTGGTGATGACAGGTTCAAGGGCCATTGCGGCTTGCTCGATCGTCGCTTGCAGGCGGTCCCGCGGGATTGTGGACATCACAGTAAAGGTGCCAGAGGTAATCGTCGAAGAGCTGACGTAGCTCAAGGATGCGATCGGTTTGGTAGGGGTCAAGGATTGCCGTAGAAGTTCGTGATGATGGTGGCGACGATGGCTTCTGCGGTGGTGCGGTTAATGGCACCGTTGGAGGCTTTGAGGGCAGCGACGACGGCGCGTTGGTAGACGGCGACGGAGGGGAGTTTGGGCGGTTCAGAGACGGGGTGAAGGAGTCGGTCGCGGATGTATTCGGATCGAGGGAGCTCATTGAGTTGTGCCTCAGCGTCGATGGTGTGGATCTCTTGAGGTGTGAGGTATACCTTGACGGCATTGCGGGAGGTGGACATCAAAAGGGGAGGGGTTCAGGGTCGGAGGGTGGGCGGTGATCATCTGAAGGCTCTGAGAGGGGGCTGAGAGGCTCTAGAGCGGGGGTTTGGCCAGTGACGGGTGTGAAGTCCCGCGGATCGGAGAGGGAGATGGCTTCAGCGACCTCTGGTTCACGGAGCGGGTTGACGTAGACGGGTTGCTGGTATTTGGGGTGATGACGGCGGAAGCGTTCTGCGTTTTCCCGCCAGCCCGAGGAGGGTGTGTCGAGGTCTTCAAGGGTGAGGTAGCCCTTATTGACCATCGAGCGGAGGGTGAGGCGGACGGAGGTGATGTCGAAGGCTTGGTTCAAGCGGCCTGCCATTTGGAACCCTTGCGAAGGTTGTCTTCAGCCCAGAGGGGCTGCAAGTTGCTGTAGTGAAAGCACATGCGCTGCTGGTGTGGGTCCGTGAGATCAAAGCTGGCGCAGGGGCGGATGTGATCCACATGCCAGCCGTCGACAGCCCAGTTGTCCCATCCCATCCCAGGAAGGAACTGGGCCTCCAGATGGCTCATCACGAAGTCGAGAGAGCATCCGACCAGATCAAACGTGCGGCTTGACTTGCTTGCGCCTTGACGATCGAGTGCAACGCGAAGGCGCTGAACGAAGTTGGTGCGCAGCTTGTTTTTTATAGCCAGCTGCTCAGGGTCTGTTTGCTGCCTGAACAAGTCCGGCTTCCCGTGGTAGCCCTCGCGTTCAAGCAGCTGTCGAACGCGCTCACGGCTGATGCCGAGCGCGATGGCGACTTCAGCATTTGAAGAACCGTTATTTCGCAGCCTGACAGCCTCAGTTGCATTAGAGGTTCGCTTGTTGAGGCCCGTATTCGTTGGATTGCTTGGATAGAGGCAGCAGTTCGCTTTTTTGAGCTTTGCCGCAACGGCAGACGCTGTTACGCCACACCTTCCACCTATCTGAGCCAGGGTTAGGCCCTCGTTCCTGTACGCGACATATCGAGCGGTTCTGTTTGCTCTGCTGGGCTTTTTCAAAACAAGCCCTCCAAGGCAGGGTTAGTCGTAGGGCCGTCATCAAAGCCCTTGGCGGCTGTGAAGACGCGGCTAGCA